AAGTTGGTGACAACTGGCGCGAATGGTTAAGCAAAAACCCTGACATCGACATTCTGCCGGTACTGGACGAGACAGACCCAAACCCTACGGACGCGGCACCTACCGCCGCCAACTAGCAGAGATATTGGTCGCGGTCGGTTGGTGGCCTAGCGACATTGTGTTTGACGCTCGAGATATGGCAACGGTCATTAAAGTGCTTAACGAGGCAAACAAAAAACGGAGATAACGTGGCGGAAGTATCGACAAAGATTGAGGTCGTCGGGCTGAAAGATGCCTTGAAGACGCTCAACAAAATTGATAAATCTTTGCGCCGTGAAATTACCAAGGATTACAAAAAGATCGTCCAGCCTGTAATTGACGACGCCAACAAGCTTGTGCCGTCTGGTGTCCCGCTATCTGGTATGGCACGCAACTGGCAAACCCGATCAGGGTTCCAGATCTTGCCGTGGATACCTGGCATGAAACAAAAGATCGCTGCCAAAATCAATACTCGAGCAATCAAGGAATACAGCGGAAACAAAACCAATGTCGGGACGTTTGCCATTCAATGGAAAGGCGCTACTGGCACGATGTTTGACACGTCAATGGCTGGGTCATTAGGCCGCGCGCTAACTGCACGCTATGGCCGTAGTTCACGAGTAATGTGGAAAGCATACGAGCAACGCCAAAACGATGTCATGTCCGAGATGGAGCAATTGGTCAAGCGCGTTATGGATGAAGCAAACAGAGAGACCTCGTAATGGCAATTAATATCCCAATAATTTCAGAATTTGACGGGACTGGGGTCAAGCGCGCAGTCAAGCAATTCCAGCAACTTGAGACCGTTGGCGAAAAGGCACAGTTTGCGATTAAGAAGGCTGCGGTACCGGCAGCTGCGGCGCTTGGCGGTTTAGCGTTGGCACTAGGTGACGCAACCAAGGCTGCAATGGAAGATCAGCAGGAGCAGGCGGCGTTAGCGCTTACTTTGCAAAATGTGACTGGCGCGGGTGCTGCACAGACCGCACAGATTGAAGATCAGATTAGCGCGATGTCTCGAGCGTCTGGTATCGCTGACACGGAATATCGCAAGAGCCTTGAGGCTTTGGTGCGCGGTACAAAAGATGTTGATCTTGCCATGAAGGACATGAACCTTGTCATGGACATCAGTACAGCGTTGCAAACCGATTCCAGCACCGTTGCAGACGCGCTTGCCAAGGCATACCAAGGCAACTTTAAGGCGCTTCGATCATTGAGCCCAGAAATGGCAACGATGATTAAAGAAGGCGCAAGCCTTAACGAAATTATGGACGTGCTTGGCGGAACCTTTGGTGGCGCAACTGCAAAGAGTGCCGAAACCGCTGCAGGCAAAATGAAGATTTTGACCAACTCGCTTGGAGAAACCAAAGAATCAATCGGTGCAGCATTGTTGCCTGTGCTTGAGGCCGTGCTACCCGTACTTAACAAGTTCGCTGCATGGGCTCAAGACAACCCCAAAGCATTCTTGGCTATCGCAGCTGCTATCGGCGTAGTTGCTGCCGCAATAGTTGTTACCAACATCGCTATGGCGCTTAACCCGTTTAGCCTTATTGCCGCAGGCGTCGCGTTGCTTGTCTTGGCGCTAGTGACCGCATACAAAAAGTTTGAGTGGTTTCGTGACGGAATAAACGCAATTGTCAACACCGTGATTGGGTTCTTTGCCGGCATGGTCAACGCTGCAATCGGCGCAGTCAACGCAATTATTAGCGCATATAACTCAATCCCTTTGTTGCCTGATTTGCCAAAAGCCCCAACCGTGCCCGTTCCACAACTTGGCAAAACATCAAATACTCCTGCACCTGGACGCATGAGCATCCCTCGACTGGCCGAAGGTGGCATCGTGTCGTCACCTACCTTGGCGCTAATCGGTGAAGCAGGCCCAGAAGCCGTTGTGCCATTAGATCGCATGGGCACAGGCGGCGGCGTGACTATCAACGTAACTGGCGGTCTTGCCACAAGCGCCGAGATCGGTGAATCTGTTGTCAATGCGTTGCGCGCCTACTCACGGAGTGCAGGGCCGTTGGCTCTGAACATTGCCTAATGCCAGGCGTTGCGGTCGTTGATTCAGGTAACTATGACCTGCAAATAGAAACAGGCTTTATTGTTAACGCGTTCACGCTTGACAACGTGACATCTGGAGTTCTTGACAACACGTTTTTTGTGCTTGACGGCAACACCGAATATGCCGACGTGATGGCTGACTGCACGCAAGTCAATGTCAGGCGCGGTCGTCGAGATGTTGGCGATCAGTTCAGCGCTGGCACGATGACATTTACTATCCGTGACGTGGACGGCATTTTCAACCCGTTTGACAACAACAGCCCGTACTACGACACACCGCAATCTAAGCCAGGTCTTGCACCTATGCGTAAAGTGCAGCTCATCCGCTACGACCAAACCGACAGTCCTGAATACCTGTTCTCGGGCTATGTCGTCAACTACGACTACAATTTTGCGCTTGGCGGTTTAGACACCGTGACCGTGTATTGCGCTGACCAGTTTTACCTGCTCGCACAAACATTCCTAGACGAACTAAACGTCACCGCCGAAACATCAGGGGAACGCATTGAAACTGTGCTTGATCTGCCAGAAGTTGACTTCCCAGCGCTACAAAGGGACATCGAAACAGGCACAGTAAATCTTGGTCACGACAGCAACTACACCGTGCCGGCAGGAACAAACGTGTTGCAATACCTAACGCAAATTAATGAGACCGCCGAATTTGGGCGTTTGTTTATGTCACGCGCTGGCATACTCACATTCCAAAACCGTATCGGTAATACGTTAAGCGCGCCTGTTGCAGCGTTCCATGATGACGGCACAAACTTTAAGTATGACGGAGTAGGTATTTCGTTTGAGGCTGACTCGGTCATTAACCGCGCGGTGGTTACAGGCTTAGACGGCAAGACCGCTACCGCTAGCGATGCAGGGTCTATCGCAACCTATTTCATTCAGACAACAAGCATCACAAACAGCCTGCTACATGAGCAAACAAGCATTGATGACGCTGCCGACTATTTGCTCAACCCAGAGCCCGAACCGCGCTACACATCCGTGGCAACCAAATACTTGATGCTGACCACAGCACAAAAAGACACCTTGGCAACCGTGGACATTGGCGACACGATCAGCGTAGAAAAGACATTTCCGAGCGGTGCTGGCACAACCCAGTTGGCTCAAGAGCTGTCAATTGAGGGCATTGAGCATCGGCTGGATTTCAGCACAGGCCACAGCGTCCTTTACAGCACCGCGCCAACCACAATCGTTTACGAGTTGATATTGGATGACGCCGTGTATGGCACACTTGACCAGTTCAATGTTTTAGGATAGGAGTACTTATGGCAACACCAACCAGTCTTCCAGCATCGTTTACAGCTGGCGCAGTTTTGACCGCTGCACAGATGAACGATTTGCGTGGCGCTTTTCGCGTTTTGCAAGTTGTTTACGGCACAGTTGACACGCCAGTAATTAGTTCCTCGACTACTTATGTGGACACAGGATTGACCGCAACTATTACACCGTCGGCCGCTTCTAGCAAAGTGCTTGTAATTGTGCAGCAAAACGGTTGTGGTAAAGAAGCAGGCAATGTTGGGTCAGAACTGCAGTTGCAACTTTTGCGAGGCGCAACTCAAATTGGTTTTGCGGCTGCGGCTTCAACGAATGTTAGTGAAGTGAACTATATAGGTACTGTGGGATTTGCCATATTGGATACGCCAGCAACCACGTCTGCACTTATATACAAAACTCAAGTAAAAAACTACGTAAACGCTGCGTCTGTGCGCGTACAAACACCAACAGGGAATAGGTCGTCAATTATTCTTATGGAGATTTCAGCATGAGCGAAAATGAAATTGTTGCACTATTACTTGAAAAAGGTTTTACAAGCGGTTGGGCTGTTGCAGAACAAAAACTCGTGCTTTGGGAACATGACGAAGAACCGCCAGCCCCACTAAAACGCCCTGAATAATGAAATGGCGTTACCTCATCGGCTACGGCGCACTCATTGCAGTCGTCTTGTGGGGTTGCGCGGGATGCGGTTATGACGGCTCATATCGTTACCCATGCCAAGACCCAACTAATTGGGAAAAGCCAGAATGCGAACCACCGATCTGCAACCCATCTGGAACATGCACACGAGATTTGATTTATGAGAGCACGCCTTAAACCCGAGGAGCTGCACGCTCGACTGATCGTTGTGGTGGGCATCATCCTTGCCAGCGTGTTTGCCATCACCGTGCTTGGATTTGTATACGCACTAATGTTTGTTACACAGCCGATCGGGCATCAATCGCCCAATGACTCTGCATTCATTGACTTGCTATCCACCTTGACCGTGTTTATGACCGGCACGTTGTCGGGCTTAGTGGCCTCAAACGGGCTAAAGTCAAAAGCGAAAGAAGGAGCCAAAGATGTTGAAGCCTAAAGACAAAGCCCTACTTGCCTCATACGGTCGCTCAATGTTTGCTGCCGTTGTTGCGCTAGCAGTAACAGGCAACACCGACCCATCGGCACTTTTAGCAGCTGCAATCGGCGCGGTCTGCCCAACAGCATTGCGCTACTTCAATCCTAAAGACATGAAGTTTGGTCGTGGCAGTAGCCAAGGCTAAGCCTGGCGTGCCAAACGCACGCGACTACATCGGCAACGCTGACGGTGCATCACCAGCGCCCCGTGCTGGCATGAACGAATGGATTAAGCAAGCAATCGCCGCATCAAATGGCGCGCTTTGGAACAACGGGTCGTGGGGTCAACGTGACATGCGCGGCAAGCCAGGCTCATTGTCGGTTCACGCAACTGGCAGAGCAGTTGACATGTCCTATCGCAAATCAGAAAAAAACCCAAAAGCAGGACGAAAAGAAGCGCTGATCTTTATTGACAAACTGGTTGCCAATGCCAACGAACTTGGCCTGCAATGTATTTTGGATTACTTCCCAGAACCACAGGGTCGAGCATGGCGTTGCGATCGTTACGCATGGCTCAAATATGACAAGCCAACAATTCACGGTGCACCTAAGGGCGATTGGTTTCATATCGAGATAACCCCACAGGCTGCCGACTCGGTTATTTGGGTTAAAGCCGCATTCCTAAAGGTGTTCGGGGAAATCCCACCTAAGGCTTGATCTATGTTCTAGGGTCGGAGTACCGACAAAAGGACAGGCAATGACTGACCCACAGATAGTTGATTACAGCGTCTATACGGGAGTGATGGACAACGGCCAAGAAATCTTGGTGCAGATATTTTCTAGCCCAGAGTCGGGCAAGTTCCTAATGGGACAAATCGCATTCAGATCGGCAGCCTCATCGTGGGGCGTGCCCATACCTTTGGAGAAACGATGAACTATTTTGCAGAGAAAATTATAGGGCTAGTGCTTTGTACGGTCTTTGGCTTTACGGTCGCTGTAGGGGCTCCTGACGCGTCTGGTAGCCCGTCTGGGACTATCGCCTTAGCGCCTTTGGACGTCACGCCATACCTGATTGAGCCAACCACAACGACCAGCTCAACGATCTACATTGACCCTTACTCGTCGGCTTGTGAGCAGTTCAGCGCGCTTGCCGTCAACCTTGGCTGGCCTGCCGATCAGCGCACCGTGCTAGAGGCTGTGATGGCTCGCGAAAGCGGCTGCCGACCATCCGCACACAACACCACGCTCAACAAAGACAAATCACAGGATTGGGGTTTGATGCAAATTAACGGTCGCTCTTGGACTAAATGGCTACAAGGGAAAGGCATCATTACAAAGGTAGAAGATTTGTTACACGCCGAGACTAACTTGCTCGCTGGATTAGAAATATACAACTACGGAGTCGAGCGCTACGGGTTCGGCTGGGGGCCATGGAGCGTTAAATGAGCGAAGGCACAGCATGGAATCAAGGCGAACTATCAGAAGAAACCCGACGAATGATATTGGAGCGCACAGAAATGGTTAACCACAACATGGCATTCTTTGGTCTTATTGACGAAATTATGAACGTCAGCAAAAACCCGCACGCAAGCATTATCCAACGACTAAAGACAATGAAAAACCAGTTGTCATTAGAAGACCCAATGCCACTTTACGATGTGACTACACTCGACTTAGCAATCAAAGCACTACAAGCACATTCCTAACCGACAAGGAGATTCCGACAATGAAAACCTGCACGATCTGCAAAGAAACCATCGCCTACCCAGACATTCAAGGCAAAACACATTTCGTATGTGACGGCCGTGTGCCGGCAAGAAAACAAGCGCCATTCATCC